GGAATGTCACGAGGCCTGGGCCGGCGTCGACATCGAACCCGACGCGGCGCAGCCATCGCACCGCCACGGTGTTTCGAGCGTCCACCAGGTTGACCAGGCGCCAGCGCTGCGACCAGTCCGCAACCGCGTCTCTGCCCATCGCCACCAAGTCGCGACCGTAGCGCGGCAGCGCATTGGTACCCAGAAGCCAAGGCGCCGCCTCGTTGTCGATCCAGCTGGTTGGAGCCACCCCCAGCACAGCCACCGGCTCGCCACTCACTGAGTCGTGAGCCGCCCAGCACTCGCCCGCCCGGCTGGCCGCCACGGATGCCCGAAGCAGCGACAGGCGCACGCCCAGGGCCTCTGCGTCGATGCCGTGGATCAGCGCCATTTCTGCCCGGTCGGCCGCGCGCAGGTACACCGCCACCCACTCGACAGCGGCAGGCGATGGCGGCCGAAGGACGGCGCGGCTCACCCGCCGATCTCGACTTCCATGCTCATGCTGACGATGGTCAGCGGAAGCGGCTTCGACTGCCGCACGCAGACATGCCCGCCTGACTGCCATCCAGCGGCAATGGCAAGGCTCACCTCGTCGGACGCAAGGCGCGGCGGTGAGCCGTAGGGTTCGGCCTGCCGCCACTTCAGCTCGGTCAGCCGGTTGAACTCAGGCCCCGCCATGATCCCGCCGGATCGGTGCACACGCATCCACACGCGGTTCACGTTCTTCACCCGGCCTTGGCCGTAGGCCTGCGCCTCCACCGCGACCGGCAGCGTCATCATGTCGGCCTCGATTGGGATCCCGACGTGCACCTTGCTTGCCGGCCAGTCCAGCGTGATCGCCCCGCCGGTGACCACGCGCAGCGGGTGCTCCGCTCCATCCGCCAACACGGCAACGGTCTGGCCTTCCAGCCACGTCAGCCCGGTGATGGTCGTGGTTGCGGCGCCGGAGTAGGTGCCGCCGGCATCCACGAAGAACGCATCGGACAGGTCGATGAAGGTGCGCGACGCCATGCGCTCGACGTAGCGCACTTCCGCGCCGTTGATGGTGCGCCGGACAACGGCATAGAGCGCATCCTCGTCTCCCTCGGGGATGACGCATACCGACTCAAATGCTCCGGACGCCCCAGTGTCGTGCCAGTGCCAAGCGCCGACCTGCTGCTCCGGGACGTAGGTCAACCCGAGCAGCAGCCCCGTGGTGCTCACCGACCACACCACTGGCATCGGACAGCGCTGGTAGGCCATGTCCACGATGTCGAAGTTGTCGAAAAGGTGGGGGGCCTTGAGCGACAGGTCACCCGTGACGTAGCCGCCCGCGTCGCTGTTGTAGCCCAACTCCCGAATGTGGCCGCCGCGCCCCGCCGGGAACACCACGGCATTGCCGATCACGACTGGAGTGGCCTGGCCAGCGCCGACGTATGACTGAGCCCGAACGCGCAGGTTCGACGGCGACAGCGCCGCCCCCTCGTTGCTGCCAATGCGCCACTCGGCCGCCCCAGACAGGGCCAGCAGGTCACCCAGCGGGACGATGTGCTGGATCGCGTTCGACTCCCGAGCCGCCATGCGCATCGAGATGGCGTCATCGTCACGCGTCGGGATCGAGTAGTTCATATTCGACTCGGTCCCGCTCTTGGTCAGCCACACATTGGCAGGGGCCGCCAGCGTTCCGCCGAAGACGCGCCGCTGCTCGAAGTAGCTGCACGCGGTCGGGTAGTTCCCCCCAGAACCGAACGGGGCGTTTCCTTCCGGTGGGGTGTAGCTCAGATCCGCCGCGATGTTCTCGTCTCGGAACGTGGCCCCCTTGGTCTCTCCGATGTAGCCATGCAGACCACCGAACAGGCCATTCGATGCCTTGTAGACCCGGTACCGAGTCGCCCCGGATACCGCGGTCCAGCTGATGGTGTTGAAGTTTCCGGTGGTCAGCAGGTCGTTGGTGCATGTGACAGCAGCCGTCGGCAGACTCTCGTCCAGCGTCGAATCAGCGACCGCCGTCACCACGTAGGAGTAGGTCGTAGACCCAGACCCGGACGCAACAACGGCAGAAGACGCCGGGGCTGAGAGCGTCGGCCCGAAGCCGATAGCCGACAGCGACCACGATGTAGCCCCCAGGCGGCGCAGCTCGCGCGGCGCATAGTTGGGATGCGTGATCGTCACCACGTCGTTGCTCTGCACGTAGCGCAGCGCGAACAGGTCAGCCTCGTGGTACGGAGTTGAAAGCTCGTAGGGGGCCGCCCCGGACATCAGCGTCGATCCGAGCGCGTGGAAGCGCAGCGACTCGTGGCCGAATTCGAGTGCAAAGGCCTGATCGCGTGAGAAGACGAACGGGATCAGGCGGGCCCTGCGCGCTGGCGTCTTGACCGCGCGCACGAACCCGGTGCCGGGCCGATTCGCCACCGGGCCGTGAGGCAGAACGAGGAAGTTCCGGCACCGGGCCAATCCGGTCTGCGCTGGGGTCTTGTCGATCTGCCCCCACAGCTCCGGCGTGATCTCGCCAGAGTTGAACGCCCTTGACAGCGTGCGAACCTGCGCCATCGTCAGCCCCTCGCCGAGATCCAGGAGGCCGACACGTTGGCCGGCACGTACTGCTGCGCCGCATCTCGCATCGACGCCGTCCCAAGCACCTGCTGGAACGCCTCGGTGGTGGCTCGTGACGCGGTGCGACCGGCGTCTCCCTTGATGATCGCCCCAGCCAGATACGACGCCAGCAGCCACGACATGGCATCGACGAACAACGGGCTGAACTTGGCTGTGTCCTCGACCCGTCGGGTGTAGACGGCAGCAGCATCGGCCACGTTGGTCAGCACCACCACCTGCCCGTCTCCCAGCGACTCCACACGGTAGGGCTGGCCGGTCACCGAACCGGACATGGCCACATCATCCGGGGCGTCCATCTCCAGAATCTTCAGCACCGCCAGGCACTGGTTCGGCAGCGCGTAGGCGTAGGCCCATGGGGAGTGGTAGGTATCGCCCACCAGCAGCGCCAGCTGGGCGCGGACGGTTGCGAAGGTCCACTGCCGCATGGACAACAGGGTGTCACGGGCGATGGGGTAGAACTGCGCGCACAGCGCCGCCTGGGTGGATCCATCCGGCGGGCTGATGCTCTGGACGTTGGCCTCATCTCCAAGCCGGGCCAGCGCGAGGTTGCAGATGTCGACAGGGGTGCTCATGGGCGCTCCATGAAAGAAGGGGGCGCGCGGCCCCCTTGGTTGGTCAGATCACCAGCGCTTCAGCGCGCGGTCTTGCGCGGCGGCTGGGCCGGCTTGGCAGCCTGGGAAGCGGCCTCAGCCGGCCGGACAACCAGAGTCATCCAACTGCCGACGTGAGCCGCTGACGCCACAAAGAACGTCTCTCCGGCCTCGCGCAAAGAGCCGTAGTAGCCCCGGCGCAGCGCGATCACCTCAACGGGGCCAGCCACGGTCAGATCCCGTCAGCCGTCGCCTGCCACGCCTGCGGGCTGTCAGTGATGAACGCCGACACCGTGGCGGTCGGGCTGGTTCCGCCCTGGGTGTAGGTCAGGCGCAGATACCGCTCGTTCTCGTGCGGCATCGGGATGATCTGCGCGCGGTTCGTGGCCTGGGCCAGCGCAGGGCCGGTGTAGATCGCCGTTGCCGAGCTGAAAGAGCTGTTGTCGTCCGTCTGCAGGGCCACCTGCAGGGTCGGCGACGTGCCGCCGCTGGCCTCAACAACCACGACCACGTAGAGCGGCCGGCCCAGGGCCGTCAGATCACGATCAGCACCCAGGTCGAGCAGGTCGGTCGATGCGGTCCCGCTGGCGCCAACCAGGGCCTGGGACGAGGAGAAGCGCAAGTTCTTGTCGATGTACATGGTGTGCTCCTTCGATCAGGCGACCGTCGCCTCGGTGTTGAGGATGGCGTCAGTCTTGTAGAAGGGCACCTCGCCCATCATCATGACCTTGCGGCCCAGCACCTCGCCCATCGACAGGGTGGATGACGCCACCTTGTTGACGATCTGCCGGCGCAGGTAGCTGGCAATGGTTCGGTTGCCGTAGAACGCGGGCGTGCCCATGTTCAGATCCTCGACCACCTCCAGCGCCTGGGCCATCAGGTCCAGCAGGTCGGCGCCGGCCGATGCGTTCTTGGTCAGGTCCGACACGTCGATGTTGGGGATGCGGACGATGTAGCGCCAGTCGCGCACGCTGACGCCGCAGTCCCACTTGTAGTGCGTGCGCAGGATCTGGAACTCGCCGCCGTTTCCGTCACTGGCGGTGTCCTCTCCCAGGTCGCGCATCTGCAGTCCGGCCGGGCTGCCCTTCGGATACAGGCCGTGGATGGTGTTGTCTCCCCACACCACCAGCCAGATGGACGTGTTGTCGGAGCCGCTGCCGCCCCCCTTGATGATGTTGCGGCCGTTCTCGGCGGTGGAGTCGCTGAAGCGCGGCGCCAGCCCCATGAACCGCTCCGGGTTCGCGCGGGTGTCTCCGTAGAACAGCGTCGAGGCGACGTTCTGATTCATCGACTCGCGGAACGGCGTTTCCTCGCTCATGCGCCAGGACGCAGAGTTGTTGTTGAGATCAGCCAGCGCCTTGTCGATCTTGGCGTAGGTTTCCAGCATCCCGGTCGCGTCACGCACCTGCACGGTGGCCGACTTGCTGGACGGCACGCCGTAGTTCAGCTGGCGCCACGTCGCCGTCGGCAGGCCGGTGCGCACGGTGGTCTTGTGGCCGGTGCCGTCGTTGCACTCAGCCCACGGCATCAGATCCAGGATCTGATTGCGCTGGGCCAGCATCTCGATGACCTTGGCGATGTTGCCATCTGGGTCCATGCGCTTGGCCAGGTCGGCCAGGGTGGGCATGGTTGCTGAAGAGATCGTTGCCATGGTTGGGCTCCGTTCAGGGGTTCATGTTGCTCGCCCCGTAGAGGGCTTGAGCGGTGGACTTGGTGGGCGGGCGGCCAGAGACGAAGGAGTCCTCGCTGATGGCCTTGCCTGCACGAGAGAAGAAGCGGACAACCTCGGGGTGTGCCTCCAAGCCGGAATCCTTGAGCAGCACGCGAAGCTCAGGGGTGCCGAACTGGTGCAGCGCCTTTGCCGCGCTGGCCTGAGACGCCTGCTTTGCCGCCCCGCCGATCTCGGCGTCAGCCTCGATCTGCTGCAGCCAGTCAGCCCGGGCCTGCGCCATGATCTCGACCTGCTGCGCCTGCATGCGGGCCTGGATCTTGGGCGTCATGCGCTCAACGATGGCCTGGGCCTCGTCCTGCGGCATGTTCAGCTCGCGGGCCAGGCCCTCGAACTCGCCCAGCAGAGCCGGATTCAGCTCGACACCCTCGGGCGCCTTGAACTCGTAGGACTCCGGGGCGGCTCGATCCGGTTTCGCTTCCTCGGCCTTCGCTTCGCCTGCGGCCGCATCCGTGCCGGCGGG